CACAGATAGACGGGTTAGTTGCGTCGGTTGAAGTGCTCTTACTTACATGCCCCGAGCTATACACCGGCCCTAGTTCATAGTGCCCACTCACACCGAAGATACCTACGCCTGGCATCCTTCCTTTATTATTGTGAGAGGTGGAGCCTGTGGCAAAGGCAACGTCTTTATACTTAAAGGCCACTTGTACGGAGAAAGCTTGATCTAAGCTCAGCGCGCCGTTAAGAGCACTCGTATGCATAGCCGACTTCGTGGAGGTGGGTATGTTGTCAGCGATGATACCTTCATTCCAGATAGTAGCTTTGACATCGTCTTCGTCGAACTCCTCTACCTTAGTCATTACCTCTATGACTATCTCTTTCTCCTGAGCTGGGGTACCGAAGATATCGTTAGTATCGCTACCCGTCTGCGCAGACTCTGTTGTGTTCTTATGGCAGTGCATGAAAGTCTCGCCTAACTCAGAGCCTCCTAGCGGCGCTCCTTCAGTAGAGCCTATTATAAACTTACCTGCAGGGGACGTAATCGCAGAAGGATCTGTCCGTTGCATTGGGCCATAAGTTCCGTCAGACGTAACCCATCTGAACCCATAGCTAGCTGCCCCTTCTAGCACACCCATTGCGAGCTGCTGACAAGAGACGTTCTTTAGGGGTTTAGGGATACCGTACTGTCGCACCGTCTCAGACTCCTCATCCAAGACGTGTCCCTGAGTGTTACTCGCCACAAGGAGTTTACTACCTATCCGGAGAACATCTGCGTCACTCTTAAACTTCTTAGTTAACCTCTGCAATCCCTTAGTAAAGCCAACAGCCTCTCCCGCTGCAAGTACTACACCACCAGCTACTGCAACGTGGGCAGCGTCTTCAATAGCTCCTCCTGCGTAAGAGCAACTGGCCTCTGTGGAGGATTTAGCTAGAGCCTCCAAACCAGTTGCTTTGCCTGTCTTATCTACGAAAGATCCTCCGTCCATATAGACGAGGCAGTCTGGGGTAGGGCCTACGTCAGAGGTTACATCTATTTTATAGAAGGCAAACTTATCTAGGTAACCAGAGAATCTAGTGTCTACATCTATCCAATCCTCACCTGATTTTACTAACTCCTCGTTTTGCGCACCTAACCAGAAGTGAGGTGGGTTACCGAAGTCTATGTGAGGAGGAGAGAATCCTGGTCCTACGTCACCTGCAGCCTCATCTACAACACCATTTACACTGGTTTCAAAACCTCCGTCTGTATTTTTAATAGCAAAGATTGTAAATGCAGAGCCACTCGTTAGGGCTGACGCAGTGTTGTTTATCATATTAGTTCCGTCTACTGTGAAGTTCACGTAGCCGTTGCTATTTATCCACACCAGACCTAGGTCTCCGAAGTCCGCTAACACCTGCCCAGCTGTTGATCTTGCACCTGGATCACCTATTAGTTTACCCTTTAGGAAGATAGTGTACTCAGCCTCAGATACTACGGATCTTCCTGGCATAGTGAAGAACTGCTCAAAGTCTAAAGTTCTCTGTACCTTAAGAGCACTACTTCTACCATTAAAGTATACAACACCACCCACAGAAGATGCAGGAGCTGGGTGTGCAAACAAAACATTAGTAGACCCATTGTCGTCTGCTACTGCTAGCTCTCCTTCAGATAGTTTAAAATGGTTAACCAGGTTCGTTGAGCTAGGTGTCCTACTTCCGTGGTTAGTGCCTATGGTTTCAACCGACAGGGCCGCGTTGTACACCATAAGGTTAGAGGTGACGTGCGAGAAGTGAGCAAACTTATCTACGAGAATCTTACTGTTACCTCCTATCTCAAGTAGGTATTTCTCTCCAGAACCTATGGTATCCGTAAGGGTAAAGTTGTAGTCGAAGGCAGCCGCAGAGGTAGCGTCTTTAACGTACACGGTGAGCGTGTTACTACCGTTATACGTAACCGCAATGTGCGCCTTAGTCCCTCTAGCATGTACAACTGTGTGGTCAGTAATTACCGTTTCATCGTCTTGCTTGGAGGTGATGCTTAACGTACCGCCTACCTTGGACTGCAATTCTATGTAACTAGCCGCGGTACCTTCCTCGGTCATCGAAAAGATTGGTAACGTACCGATCTCGAATAGAGCACCCATCTTCACAGAGAACTGTACGGTCCAAGCGCCTGAGCCTACGATTGGGTTCGTAGTTCGCCAACCTGCTGTATACGGCGCCCCCTCTACAACCACACCCAGAGAGTCTCCATAGTGCGCCTGTCTTTCAGTACCTGTGCGACGTTGTGTAACAACCTTAGATGTTGGATCCACTTCTTGACGAAGATAGACAGCATTTAAATCCCCGCCGGCCTGCGCCGCCCGGTTCATTGGTAGGTTGTCGAAGCGCTTGTTTGGCATTACGAAGTCTCGTCTATTTTCTTGATAACTAGGTCGATGTTGTTGAAGGTCGTGACAGAGGTTGCCGAGTGAACCTTAGCTTCAATCGTAATTACAGCGCTGGCTGCCAGACTCTTAAGAACCACGAAGGATGCCGCATATACATTGGCAGCTCCTGTGGCAGGTACTACTAGAGCTACTTGGGCGTCAACATCTTCCGCGTCCCCTACAGACACAGCAATTGAGAAGGTCTTGGCCGTAGCCGCAGAGAAGTTACAGCTGAACGAAATCTCGTAGATACCTGCTTGGGCCACAGTGATCGCGTCGAAGTCTCCCGCGACAGTGACTCCGTAAGATGCTGTAGTTGCATCAAAGACCGTGAGCTTGGCGAAGGTTGCCGTCAAGGTCTGAGCTGCCGTATCCGCTACTAGTTTAATGTCGCCATAAGCTCGGGCAACCACCTGCTGCAAGCTTACCTGAGTAAGATACCCAGTGGATGTGTCATACACAGGAAGGAGGTCACCCTTAGCTAGAGTAGCTGGGGATGCCGTAAGATTGTTTAGTGTTACCATGTTTATTGGTCGTTGCCGACTGGGTAAGTAGAGATGCGCACGAACTTCGAGTCCGTAATGTTCATGCCGACTTCAGTAGAGATGTAACCGAAGGAACCGTTACCTTCCCCTCCGTCTCCATTTTCTGGTGGAGGCGGTGGTGAGACTTCTGGCTCGACTTCTATAGGAGCGTCGTCATTATCGCCGTCGGCGTCACCTCCGTCCGTATCTCCCGTATTGTCTGGGAATGCGCCGTAACCACTTAAGAAGGTAGATCCCTCTCGGCCACAGGCTCCGTCCCAGCGGTTTCCTTTCCACCACTCTGGGTTATCGTAGGCCCCGGCGTAGTCGTTCTTAGCTACCCAGGCCACGGTTATGGTGACTCTGGAATCTATCTCGTCTTTTGTAGCCTCCGCTCGCATCTGCCTGTATACCTGAATGCCGAACTCTGCGAACGGGTGGAAGCCGTACACAGAGTGACCTGCCCACTCGTCACTTTGATTAGTGTCAGTAGTGTTCAAGGGGATCAGTTGATAGGCAGGGTCGAAGTTTAAGATCGGCTTAGTAGGCACACTTAAGACAGAGGCGAACACGGACTCGTTCTCTGCATCATTATGTCGGAAGCGTACTACAACCTTCGCCCATAGAATGAACGCTGGCCAATCCGTGATTTCTAGAAACTCATCAGTAGTACCTTCAAACTCTACCGAAGTCACATGTACATCCAGAGGATGAAAATGCGTGGGGTAGAGGGTCATCCCCGGTTCTGAACATGCCCCTATTTCTTCGTCCTCACTGCTCGATCAGAGCCCACTGCCCGGATCTGGTTTTGAGTATCTCCTGTTGACTGACCTACCATGGTAGCTTCCATCTTACTGATAGAACCTGACCAACCTAAGAAGGCTTGTCGTGCACGCTCCAGAACAGCGTCTATAGCCGCTTCCGGGATATTAAGAGTTGTACTGCCTGTACTCCTAGCTTTAAAGTCGTGACACTGTATAGACACAAGAGTAGCCGAGGTAGGAGCTGGTATAAGGTTAAGGTAAGAACTTTGAGATCCTTCAGAATATCCTGTAGCGTAGAAACGAGGAACTCCTGTATTGTCAGGATACTGAGCCAGTACGCGAGAGCTAGGTTCAAGATGGGAATCAGAATCAGGTAGAGCAGCATAGTAAATTGTCCCGTTGGGAACTTGGATTGATCGTCGAGTGATGGTGATAGCAGTCCCATCTGGGATGTCTGCTTCAATTGGAATACCTACGTCTATCTTGAAGGGGGAGTCTACTACAACAGAGGAGACTAGGTATTTGTTAGTGCCTATGGTTGCGATATCGCCAGGAAAAACATATGCCGGAGTAATATTAATTGTTAAAATGCTCGATCCTGCGCTATGCGCCGAGACCGTAAGAGCCAAATCCCCGTATGTTCTCCCCAGCAACGTCTGTCCGGTAAGCCCGGGCACGCCATCAGCGTATGCCCGAGCTATGCCAGAATTGATTGCTTCTGTAATCCTACTATCACCTAGGGCCACGGTTTTCGCAAGACCTAGTCTATGCCTAAGCCGCGTCTCTATGTCGGTGATAGTAGTCATTAATTAAGCGCCTGTAATACCAGTCATCATGAAGCTAGAGCGACGACCATGATCCCAACTCATTTGACGCTTCCACTGGATGCGCTTGTAGAGGATTGGTAGCTGGTGTGCTAGTTCCATATCACCTACAGATTCAAACATACCCACTTCATCGTGAGGCATTCCGCCGCCACGCTTAACTAAGTTAAGACGAAGAGAGTTGAAGTTGATTCCTAGGAGAGGGATGTGAGCCACGTCTGCAGTGTACAACGGGTTCCAGATAGAGTCCGCTTCTAAGTAACGGTGCCAGTCGACGTGCAAGCCCGCGAATGGAATGGTTCCTTCCTTACCCATGTTGGCTTGTACCGGATCTGGTAGCGCACCATCTAGACGTAAGAATGTTAACATACGAGTAAAGACTTCTAGACTAGTCCAGATGTCGGTAGGTCGTTCTATTTCCGAGTAGGTAGACTTCAAGATCAACGTCTGTAGGTCGTTCATGAATGACTTACCAGCGACTTTTTGAGCCGCTGCATCACCTGCACCTAAGTCTGCTGTAGTAGTAGCAGTCTTTAAAGGCTGATCATACTTTGCAATCTCAGCCGCTGTTGGACTATCCGGATCGACAGCGAAGTCAGTCAGTCTAATGCCCGCGAACATTTTACCACTTGCATCAGGATCATCACTGACAGCACCACCACCAACATCACACCCTGCTAGGGTAGTACCACCCATGAAGAATGAAGGAAGGTTAGTAGGTAAGCCTGCGCGATACTTACAGAAGTCGTCACCTGCAGCTGCGTCATCATCTGTCGTCAAGCCGTAAGTAGTGTCCCCTTGGAAAGGGCTGGTGTACAGCGCATTACCATCGGAGTTCTTTTCACCAAGAAGAAGCAAACGCTCCTCACGGTTAAACAGGTCGATCATAGTCATCTTGATACGAGTATCAACATAGCTCACCAAGTCACCTGCAGGCATCGCCTGAGGGAAGTTGATGTTAATCGCCGCTACTGGCATTGTGAATTGGATCTGACTTAACGGATCCTTAGCTGTAGTCTCAAACTTGTAAACGCCTGTACCACTACCACCCATATCATCTGGTGTGAAGTAAGTGATTGGCTCAGCGCCTGTCTGTGCTACTGGGTGACGTAGACCTTCAGCATCGTTTACAACGAATACGCGGCCTTTATTGTTAAGAGTTTTGATGAACTTCTCGCCGAAGTCTGATACTGTGGAATGCACATCTGATGTTCGCGTATCAAGCGACATCGACGCTAGAGTATCTAGCGTACGTGTATAAGTGGAACGCTCGTTAAAGCCGTAGTTAACCATGTTATTGTCCTAATTAAGGGGTAAGTGAATTTGTGTGTAAACAACAAAAGGCCACAGAGACTAAAGTCCCTATGTCCTTAATGATTTACTTTCTTACTAGAGTCCGGCCGCTTTGCGCATCTTGTCGAGGCGCGCTTCGTCCTTACTCATCTTAACTTTCCCATCCTCACCTGCTGGCGTCACTGCTACTCCCTGCGAAGGGATAGAGCGTAACGACTTAGGATCAGACTCGTTGTTTCTACTTGTCTCGCCACCACCACGGAGTCCCGCGGAAGCTGCTACCGTACGAATGCCTGCCTTACTACGGAGAATCTCTGCGGTCCAATCGCCTTTATCTAAGCCTTCATTATAGGCTTTAGTAAAGTTATCGTACCCCTCAGTTCCCTGGGTAGGCTTAACATTCATCTCGGCTAAAGTATCAATGAATTGGTTTCGAGCTTCTGCTTTCCGTTCGAGTTGCTGATTGTTTTTATTAATCAACGTATCTACGTCAGCACGCGAATAGAACTCGCCGGAGTCAAGCTTCTTATCTAAGGAGCTTTCCCACGTTTTTCGAGCATCTGTCACACGCTTGTCTGCAGCGCTTTCAACCTTCTTCGCAACTAGGTCAGCTAGTCGATCAAAAGTATTGTCATCAAGGGTCTTGCCTTTTAAATTGTCTAAAGAGCTTATGGCGTCTACATCCTTGTCTACACTCGTATCGAGTGCATCAATGATTTCGTCGCCGCTTGTATCTGCATCAGTCATCTTATCTTCCTTTGTGGATTGTTATGAAAGGCTACCCGGAGGCTCCTTCCGAACGCTAGAGATTTAGCGGTTGTGAGGCTCCTGACTAACACCTACCCGTAAGCTGCCCTAGTCAGGCTACCTGCTATTGCTTCTCTAGAGAAAAGAGTAGGCCTTAACAGATGTAGACATTATACAGATTCGGACTAAGCTTTACCAGCTTTCTTAAGTTTTTTATATTTAGCCTTCTTAAAGGCCTGTGTGCTGCCTGCGTCTACTTTAGCCTTCTCGTTCTTGTATCCAGCTGTATCCATAGATAGTCCGTTGCGGTCGTAGGCCTCTACCATCTGCTTCTCCGAGCTAACCACATAGTCTGGATTATCTGGGGACAGTTGGTATATCTTCTTCCCGTCGCTCCAACCCTTCTTAGGTGCGGATGACTTACGGTTCAGTCTATCGTTCGCCTCGAAGTCTGGTCTCACGTCTGAGTCTGGGTGGTCTGCGCAAGGCATCTTAAGAGCAGACGACCATCCAGCAGCCATCACCCTGTACTCGCAATCAGGGCACTTAAACCAAGTACCCTGGATCATACGAGACCACCTCCTCCTCCGAGCAACGGAGTTTTGTCAATTGGGAATAGAGAACCGCCAGCACCGCCTGGGCCCATAGCGCCAGATCCCATCATAGCAGCTGTGTCCGAGCTAGGTTGTCCGTCTGGTCCGAAACCTGGAACCATCGACTGTCCCCCTGCTTGTGTCATACCTTGCTGTGCTTTAGCTAGATAACCGCTGTGCTTCTCAATACCCTCTTTAAGTGCAGCTACAGGCACAGATAGTATGTCACCTGTACTCATAGCTCTATCAAGTATCGCAGTGTAATAGCCTATATGTAAGTTATGATCGTCAGTTTCCTGTACGCTCAAATCTCCTCCATTCTCAAGTAGGTCAATATACCTATCCTCTGGACCCATTTCGATCACTGGAGCATCGAGGTAAGCATCAACATTCTCAATTCCCATCAGTAGTGCAACCCTACGTAGCGACTCCCGGATGATCCTCGGCATAGAGCCTTGGAACTGTAGGAAGGCATTACTAAAGATAGTAACCCAACTCAAGAGCTGGTCTGCCTCGTTCTGCTTACTCATGTGCCCTAACTCTACCGGATCCACACGGAACTGGAAGTCAGCCATCTTAGCGCTAGGGACAAGGACTTCATTCACTACCCCGTTGTCAGCCACGATAACGACAGACTTACCAAAGAGCTCGCGCTGGTTGTGGTGTATGACCTGAGCCACATCCTGCCACACCCGCGACATCACCTTCAGGCGATCCTCGTTACGTTGGTTACTAGACTGAGCTAACGCCCCTGCCTCAGTAGCCGACTTGCGTGGATTCTCTGCCCGACCCATACTCGTCGCTGTCACACCTGTGATCTCGTCGAGCATACTCATGTAGACACCGAATGCCTGCATCAACTCTGGGAT